TCTCCATAGCCGCCGGATCGTCTGACCAGACCCCCCAGGCCAAAATAATTATGGGCAGTGTGAGAATCGCTAAAACGATCTCGTCCTTATAGTCGTTGTCTCTGGATTCTAAAAGTTTGCCCTGGTAAGTTTCCTCACCTCGGGCCATCTTCTGAGCGTGCATATACTGCGCGTCAGCCATAGCCATCTTAGTTTCCTGGCGCTTTTTAAATATGTGCGTGCCAGCGGAAACCGCTAGTTTGATAGCACTGAACCACATATTAGAACCACTTAACTTTTGATTTCTTATTCTTTAACATTCTTCTTTGTCCACCAACTTGATCTTCTAGAGGGATTTTCTCAGATACAGTATATTCTACTCCACCATTTGCATATCCATCTTTGTTAGTGAATTTAGAAAAATCTACACCTTTGTAAAAAGGTTCTTTATCTTTTTTATGTGCCATTATGATTTCCTTTTCTTAGCCATTTTTTTAAACGTCTTAGCTAGATTATAACGTTTTGATCCTGGAGGACAAGAAGCACTTCCAAATTTTTTACCTGTACAAGGTTTATCTTTTCTCATTCCTTTTACAGCTTTTTGAATCCATTTACCCTCTTTAGCTTCTACTCTTCCACCTTTATTGTAGCCTTGATTTAATTCTCCGATAACTCTTCTTTTTTCAGCTCTACGATTTGGATTCATTCTTTCAGCATCAATACGACCTACTTCTTCTAATAAATTCGTTCGACCTGTATTACGTGATCCACCATGCCATAATTTAGCTCGACCACTTTTGTTCGTGCTTACTCCTCCACCATGGCGATAGTTCGCTATTTTACTTCTGCCTTTAATTTCTATTCCAGGCATGATTTAACTTCTATCTGTTTTACGGTTTCCCCATTTACCGTAAGATAAATCTCTTTCAGCTTTTGCTTTTTTAGGATCTGCTGCAGTAGCTTTGCCTTTTCCTAAACGCATACCAATAGATTCATCTTCTTTAGCAAAGTAACCTTGTTTAGCTTTAACTCTTTTACCTTTAGTACTTTTACTATATGGAAATCTTACTGAGTAAGGTCGTGTTCCAAAATCATCTCTCATAATTTTTCTCCTAATTAATTGTTATACTATTCACGAGGCCCTTTCAAGGTTTTTACGTCTTTTCTTTTCATGACATCAGATCGCATTTTCGCCTCATTGGACATCTCTTGTTTAACCAAAGATGTATCCGCTCTTAATTCAGCGAGATCCTCGTTTTGTTCGAGTTTTTGTTCAGTCAGGTCCCGAGCCTGCACTAATTTAGATCTATTTAAGTCAATTTGTGCTTCTGTTTCTTGTTTTTTCCTATAATCATCCTGAGCTTTCAAATCAAGTTCTTGAGCCTTCAATTTGATTAATGGATCACTATCTAACATGGAAGTAATTTGTTTTTCCTGCTCCATAAACTCTGCAGTATATTCAGCAATTAAAACAGCCTTTCTCGCTTCCATTGTTAAATTCAGTTGTTGCATTTGTTGTTGAGCTTCAGGACCTTGCATTCCTTGTTGTTGAGCTTGTTGCATCTGCCTAATTTGTTCAGCAAACTCTAATTCAATATGTTCTTGTGCCATAAGTGAAATATGCTCGAATATGTTCTTTTCTAACGCTGCCATAATCGGTGGATTGTTTCTAGCGAAATTAGTCGCCATAAAATTCATGTGAGCCGTAATATGCGCTCTATGGTCCTGATTTCTATAAGCTTGAAAAGGTTTCTGACCCATTGCATCTATATGCTCTAAAGCAGGATCTTTAGGTTGAGGAGATGCTGGAGGAGGTAGTACTTGGTCAATATTTTTAATTCCAAGCGCTTCGTACATTTTTCTGTAAGATTCGTACATATTATGCATTTGAGGATTGGACATAGCCAATTGTAATTCTGTCTGAGCTAAATGAATTCTTTGAGTCATAGAAAAAATATTAGGATCCGCTACCGGAACAATATCAATTCGTTCATCGAAATCTGCTTGTTTAATTAACCTATTTCCACCTACAACATCATAAGGATATTCTGGTGGTAAATATTGTGCGAATATATTTCCTAATAATTTAAATTCTTCTTTAAGTGCATTATAAATTCTTTTATGAATTGCACTCATCACTCTTGATCCTCTTTCAAGTAAAGCAATTGTTGTTCCTACTGCAGCACCTTGATTTCCATCTCCAATTTGATTATCAGCAATTGAAGCAAATCTTTGACCTGCTTGAACTACAATACCCATCAACTGCAATAATGTCTGTGATGGTTCCTTGTAAGGAATATTATAGAATGCATCTTTTAAAGATCCACCTGGAGAATCCACATCTCTCCATTCACCTGGTTGTAAAGGTTGTGCATCATCTCTAACTCTTACCCCTCTCTGTTTAAATCCGGCTGGTAAATTAGATAACGTCCCAGCGTCAAGTAATTGGCGGAGAGCAACTGTGGCAGTTCTACTCAATCCGCCAATCATATGAATCAGTCCAAATCCGTAGAAACCTAGTCCTGGTAAGAATTTAAAATGGACAAAGTATTGGACCTTCTTCTTCAGAGGATCGTTTGGTTGATAATTTCGTCTAATAGACAAAATTCTACGTCCCCCTGCTTCCATTGTGACAATGTAAGGCAGTTTAATTCCTGTGGGTTCCCCATCTTCTTGATTAATATCTTCAAAACCTTCAAGATCTAAATTCACATGACATTCTAAAATTGTATAAGTTTGATCACTTCGACTAAAAGTTCTTCTAGTTCCTTCGAGTTTTCTCTCCTCTTCGTGAACTCGATCTTCAGTATAAGCTGGTTGACCTAAGTCGATATCAGAATAAAATCCTGAAACTTGAGCTTTACGAATATCGTTTTCAGACATGTACATTCTTTGAATAACCGCTTCCGCATCCTCTAATGAGGTAGCAGAATACGGAACGATTAAATCATCTGCTTGTACAAATTTTGATACTGCTCGGCCCACCAGTTCATCATAATAAACTTTTTTAAATGCTGAACCTGCAAGAGGTAAATAAAATAACATTTGATCAAACTCTGCATCATATTCTTTCATTTCTTGTGTAAGTTGATAATTCATGTAGTCTTTAACTCTTTGGGATTGTTCTTCTTTTTCTCTAGTTGGAACTCCTAAAATTTGAGTTCTGACTGGACCCGATGCGGGCAATAATTCTTTATAAGCGGTTGCTTGAAACTGTGTTACAGCTTCTGCAAGAACAGGGTGCGTGGCACCTGATGCTCCTTGGAAAGGCTGTGATCTTTGGACATATTTGAATCCTAATAAATCTAAACCGGTTGTATAGGCTTGTTCCCAATCTTTTCTGGAACTTTTATAATCTTCATACTGTTGATAAAGTTCTGAACCTAATCTTCCAATAACTTCATCACCTATTAATTCTGCTAAATTTGTAAAATGATCTTCTCCTCCGCTTGGAGATACTTTTCCAGGCTCAAAATCTATCTCAACAGAACCGTCTTCATTTTCTTGGACCTCGACTCCCGGATCCATCTGTTTTTCTTGATTAAGAACCTCTACTTCTAAATCTTCTTCCGGATTAACAATTACTTTTTCCTTCACATTGGGAAGGGCTTTGTCTATATCTGCCATAATGTTCCTACGTTAACCCACTCTAACTTGTTTTGGTGCATAAGGCAACCCCATGATCCCTTGAGGTACAGGTCCTGATAATGGAGGTACTAAAGATTGTCGCCTTGCAACATCACCTGTTTCAACTGTTCCACCTCGAGCTTTTTTCTTTAAAATATGTTCAGGAATCTCTCCTCCAATAATTGGATTACCTTTTTCTCCTTGCCATCCCTCAGGAGTCATATGTCCTTCAGGGTCAGGTATATAAGCCGCTTCTCCTTCGATATCTTTATAAATTTTCTTTTCGAAAGCTTCATCAACACCTTTTCCTTCTGCAGAAACATCTATAACAGAGCCCTCTTTAGTCACCACATTTTTTTCCTTTGTCAAATTTTCTAAACCTTTCACGACATCATCCCCCTCCGTGAAAATATCTTGAGGTAAAAACTCATCTCGAGCGGGGGCAGATTGATCAGGATTACCATACGTAAATTCTGGCTCTTCGATTTTAACCCGTTCATATTCCCATGCTCCAGGGTATTCCGGATCTGAACCAAATTTCTGGAAACCCGATTCTCCCGGTTTAAAGTTAATCTGTCTTTTCATGGTGCCATCAAAATCTTCCACGTTCCAACTAATTTCAATTTCTCCACTTAATGGATTTTCTTCTAGACGGACTTTTTTATCCACTGTTACAATTTCATCATGACCTACCCTACCACTTAGAGAACGTTTTACTTTGACCGGAATAACCATTTCATAAATATCTCCACCAACATAATCTTTATCCGCTATCTCGATTAACTTACCATGGGTTTTAATCTTTTGCACCGCTCTTGGGAACCACGCCGGCATGCCTGGTACATTCGCGAATTGTTTAGGTACTTGTTTAGCAACTTCTTTTATTACTTGTTTGCCACCTGATTTAAATAATCCCGAAGCTCCCCCAACAACTGCTGCACCTAATCCCGCCAGCCACTTTAAAAATGCTCTTCTATCAATACCACCACCAAACCTCATGCCTACACGTCCGCCTTCACTAAACCATCCACCAGGATTAAACCAATCGAAATCATCCTCTCTGTCCTTAACTCTTGCTAATCTTCTATTTTCTTGGAATAAATCAATTTGACTTTCCATCCCTGCTAAGAGTCCTCTTTGTTGTTCAGGATTTAAAGTTTGTCCTCTTATTGTCATTTTATCCTTCCCTATTAATCTATTACCTAAACCAAACGGTAAACTTCCTTGTAGAATAAGTGACATATAATTATCTGCATCTTCTTCTGAGATGTTTCCTTTGGCTCTCATTTCATCTACGATTTTCTTACCGTCTCTATAATCTTTAATCTGACCATATATACCAGAAGCTGCTCCTAAACTAAGTACTCCGACGGATAATAAAGTACCAGCCGTACCCCACAAAGGCATAGTAGCAGCTGCCCCAAGTCCCATTGCACCCCTTAAAACTAAAGAACCTAACCCTCGTTTCATTGCTCCTTTAGCAAAAGGGGAACCAGCCGCTTGAGCAAGTTTCTTCATTATAGGTTTAAATCTTTTATTAAATGCTATATCTGTTCCAGCTGCAGCGGGACCTACGATGGATCTCCCAAGTCTTGTCATTTTTTCTCCGGATTTCCAGAAGTCTTTTCCAAATACATCTGCTCCTGTTTTGGCAAACGCAGCTTTACCTGCATCAAGTATTTGTTTGTTATTCATTCCTGTTAAATTTGTTCCTGCTAAATTTGCATAGTATCGTGCTTTCTTTAAAGCGGATCCGGGACTATCAATTCCTAAAGCCCATATCGCATTCCAAGGATCAGTAATCATTTCGCCAGCTTCCATTCCTTGTTTCCACTGATGCATTTTTTCTGGAATCATCATTGCTGGAATAATTGCTTTCCATCCCATTAAATATTGTCCTGCTGTTTTCATTCCGGCAGCACTCAATCCATACCCAAGTCCCATGAATGCGGGTAAAGCTGCAAATCCTGATTTACCTGGATTCTCTGCAACCCAGTCTAATATTGATTGTTGATCCAATGGCTCACCATCTGGACCGTCGAATACACCGGTTGTTGAATTATATTTCATTGTGCTTTGGTCCGTGGTTCGTGTTTCTTCAGCCTCTGCATCACCCATCATGGCATACGTGCCAACGCCCACGGCCCCTATAGCTCCAGCCAGTATTCCAAATCTTCCGCCTTTGCCTGCTAATTTTTGTAAAGTTCTTTGTAATAAACCAGGATTGTTTTTTCCAACTTTAATAAAACACCCGTCTTTACAAATTTTACGACCAGCTATTTCATTCATTGTTGATTCAGCGGTACGCGCAAGATCTGGATTGTCTCTCATCCATTGATCCACAAATTCAATAACCTTACCGCTTTTCCATGGAGTAGTTTCACCAAAACGAGTCAAAGCTTTTTCAGCTTGACCTTCTGCGAAACCAGCTTGTTCTAATAGACCACTTTTCTTTAATGCTCCTAAATTTTTTCTAACCTGTTCCCCCAACCCTACATTTTGTTTAAACTCTGTTAATAATTGCGCGTCTATAAATTCCGGAGCCGCATATTCAACATTTTTAAAAACCCCTTCGGGAGTTAATTTATATCTGCCTCCTTGTTTTCCGAAAAGTGTTTTATTTATGTCTTGGAGAGCATTTAACTGAGAGGTTACTTCTTTTCCTTTAATTCCCCTGTTTCGTAAAGTATTGAGTTGCCTGTCCAACATTTCTTTAACTTGATTAACATCTCCTTGAATAGGGTTTACTTTTAATGCTCCATCCAAACCTTTTCCTTTTTCTAAAGCAGCAAAACTAATTGGATGATCAAATTGAACTAAAGAAGATCCTCTTCCTTTCACAAATCTATATTCAGGGAAAGCATCACCAAAAGCTTTGGTCATTTTTCTAAAGGCAGAAATTTTTTGTGTTGCTGCGTTAAATTCTTTACTTCCTGGTTTGTAGGTATTAGCAATTATTGTTTCAATTCCTCGTTCTATATCATTACTAAAAAGCCTATAAGCATTTTTTCCAAAAGTATTTAAAGCCAAAGCATCATAATTTTTTAATGCAGGATGTCTAGTTGGAATTTGATCTATTTGTTTTCGAATAGCTTGCTGATAGGTTCTGTGAATTCTTGTTTTTAAATACCTATCATTTATTTTTTCTCCTTTATTTTTAGCCCTTGATTGAACTTCGGGATCTTGGGCTAGATCTTTAAGAGCTTGTGATTGAGAGACTTCGGGATTATCAATAAAATATTTTACAATCGCTGTTTGATCGTTTGTTCCCATTCTAACGGGGTCATATGTTTTGATAAGATCCTTAACACTTTGTGCCTGTATAAAACCTTTTGGAATTCCTTTTAAAACATTTTGTTCTTTAGAAGTTAAAAGAGTATCTTTTATTTTTGCCCATTGATCTAGGGTTTGGGTAGGGGTTCTATCTTTTCTAAATCCTTTTAACTCTTCTCCTTTTACATACTTAATAAACTCCGAGATTTGATTTTTAGCATGGGTCGTATCATATAAGTCACGATGAAGTTTTGATAAATTTTCTTTGGTCGGATTCTTTTTCCAGTCATCAAAAAAATTTATGAGTTTTTCAGTAGATTCTTTGGAGATAGCCGAAGATAAAGGATATGTTTTTCCCCCTATTTTGGTAGCGGTCCAACTAGTTGTTGGTCCTTGTTCCTGTCGCCACACTCTCTGTTGATCTGTTCTTTTTAAATTAATAAACTTCCCTTTAAGACCCATATCTTCCATAATAGGTGCATATCGTCTATTCGTTCTATTTTCATAGCTTCCTTTTTTTAGTGCTGGTATTTTTTTTCTTAAAACCCTATTTGCATTTTCAACATCAGTTTGGGAAACTTTGAATTCCTCCATTAACTCTGGTGTTGTTTTCCATTTAGACTGATCATCTTTTGTAAAAGCTCTTAGGTGTTTGAGATATTTTCTTCTATCTGCGGGTATTTTAAAAACAATATCTTTTCCATAATTAGTTATAGAAAATAACCTATCTGGAAATACTGCTCCCTTTATACCAACAACCACAGGACGAGGAGTTACAGTTTTATTGTCAAGTAAATTAGTTCTATGTCGTAAAGCATAGATTTGTGATTCTGGATCTTTGTAGCCTGCGTTTTCCAAAGTATCATAAAGTTCTTGCCATTTAACTACTTTTTTCCCTTTTAAAAATTCTTTAATGGCCTCTCGACCTTTTCCATACTCAAGTTCAGCTCCTCCCGATACTCTTTTTTTCTTAGCCATTAAACCTCCCTAAACATGGAGCCAACGCCACCGCCATATGCTTGAGGTTTTCTGTCGAGAGAAGCTTTAATAGCTTCAATAATTTCATCAGGGCCCATGGTCGTTTTTTCTTGCATGATTAATCCTTCATCAATGGTTCCCATAACGGTTGCCAATCTTTGTGGATTATCGTCTATAAGGAGATTATTCATTAATCTTTCATCAATTACATCTCCATATTTAGCTCTTATGATTTGTTCTTTAATATCTCTTGGAAAATCAATCATGCCTTCTGAAACTAGTTTATCAAATTCTAAAGTTTGTTTAGAACTCGCCGGATCCATTTTCATTGCTTTCATTGCATTCGATAATGCGATACCTTTTTGCATAGCTTTATCTAATCCAGAAATTTCTGATTCAGAGAAACCCATAGCAATACCAGCGGTTTCTCCTTTTTCATCTTTCCAGATTTTTCCTTTTGATTTTGGTTTCATTAATACTCTAGCTTCTGCGTTAAATGCATCTAGTGCATCCAAGGCAATGCCATAAATTTCGCTATATTCATTATCGTTTAACTCCTGACGTAATTTATTTTGAAACATTTTTGGATTATTCTCTACTAAAGCGTCAGAAACCATTTCTGCATCATATTTTCTATCCCCTGTTGGAAAAATATCTTCAACAGCAGCTCTAAGTTGTTTTTTTGTAAAATTAAAAAGTTTTTTAGTTCCATATTTTAATCCCACTCTGCCACCGGCATAAAAAGGAATGTCATCGTCGTCAGGTTTTAAAGGTTTTATTTCTCCTTCTTCAACTTTAGTTCTAATATCTTCTGCAGCTTTAACATTAGGATCCAATTCTCCTACTCCTGTTGTTTTTTGTGTTAAAAATTTTTCATCCACATTTTCTCTTAATAATTGTTCATAATGTTTAAAACTTTCACCTTTTTCAAACACACTTGAAATATTGTCGACTGCGTCCAATGCATCTTCTCCATAAATTCTTCTAAAGACAAGAATAGGGTCATCTTTACTCATTGGTGAATATTCTCTAATTCTAAAAGCATCAACTTCATTTAATTTTAACCTGCCCGCTTTTACTTCTGATTGCATAAATTCTCTTACGGCTGTTCTAATATTCCCTTCAGTATACATGCTGCCACCCACAGATGTCTTGTCTGGCACCTTAAATGGGTCTCCTCCATATTTTAAAGAGTCTTCTAAATCTTTTATATTCTTTAAAGCTAACTCTTTCATTTCTTCTGCTGTAGTTTTTAAATTTTTAGCTTCTGTTCCAAGATCATCTAATGTTTTCATCATGGAACCCAAACCTTCACCTCCAGAGCCTCTCGGGGTCCCTCCATAGTTGGTAAAATCAATAATATTGTTTTTAAAATTCATTAACTCTTGATCATTGGCATTCATCATGAATTTTGCTTCATTTGAAAAAAGATCAAGGGCATCGCCAAAAGTTTTCTTTTGTTGGCTCATGGCTCCGACCATATTGGGTTTAAAAGGAGATATATCTGTTTTAGTAACTAATCTTCTAAGTTGAGACCCACCTTTACCAATCCAATCCTTAGCAGGTATTCCAATTTCCTCTAATAACTTCAAAATCTGTTTTTGTAAAAGATCGGTTGTGATTCCTGGTACTTTTGGCATTATATATCTCTGCTCCTTCCTGGAAGTGGTATGTCGATTAATCCACCATCAGCTTTCCATGGTCCATAACTACCTTTACCAGGATCTGTAAATCCACCAGGTTTATCGGGTCGTCTTCCGGTATCTTGTTTAGGATCAAAACTATGAGTTATGGGTCCACTATATGTTGGTTTTTGTTTAGTCTCCGCTTGGTGAATTTTTTTCTGCATTAAGGCCTTAGCTATTCCTTGTTGAGTTGCTCTTTCATTCCTTTTTTTATTTCTATTAAACATTCTATTAAATACTGGTTTCCCTGCACCAATAAATCTATTCCATGTAGCTGATAAAGGATTTTCCATATCAATTGCATTAAAAATACCTGCCAAATTAGTTCCTTCTAAAAAAGGGAGTTTCTCCCATTT